ATCTGTACTGTGTCAGCACCTAAATTTACATCTCCTGTACCATTAGGAATAATATCTATATCTGCATTAGATGTAGAAACTATATCATTTCCATTTACATCTAAATTGCCACCAAGTTGTGGAGAGGTATCATTTACTAAATCTGAAGCAACTGCACTATCAATAAAGTTAATAGTATTTGCAGATGTATTTACTGTTGCAAAAGAAATATCGTCAGAACCATCAAAAAATTTAATTTCTAAACTATTTGAGCCAGAGTTAGTAGTATCAAGCCACAAAGTACCAGCAACAGCACCACTTGGTCTTGAAGTACCAGAGTGCATAGAGTTTATAGCTGATAGTGCATTGTTTAAATCTGACCTAAAACTAGGGAAAGATTGGTTAGCAATATTCATGTCATGTTGTGCCATAATTTCTTATACTCCTTTTAAAATCCTTTTGCAATAAAATCGAAAGTTTTTGATACTCCTGAATTAGAACTATTGAAAAAAGCTACATCAAAACCATTAATTGTTTTGTTAGAAACAGTAAAATAATCTCCTGTTGCCATTCCTTGTCCTGTAATTCCAACTGCATAACTACCACTTTTAAATGGATTTGTAAATGTGATTGATTTAGTTCCTGTACCAGAAACAATATCATTTCCACTAAATATTCTATCAACCATATCTACTGTCACTGTCACTTCTGATACAACTGGTGTGGAAGCACCATCTCTTGAAATTAAAACTACTCTAAACTTAAAAAATCTAGCAGTATATTCTCCAATTACAAATGTTCTAAAATCTGTATATGTAGTATTATCATCTGAAGTTGCAATCTCAATATGTGCATTACAGTTAGCTGGTGTATCTCCATCAAAGTTTGAAGAAGCAGAATCAAAATTACCAGTTCTATTATCAAATAAGTCATCAGGATTATCTGATGTTTGAGTTAATGATGCAGTAATTCTTGCAGTATGTTTAGCACCAATATCAATAACATTTGCAAACTCATAATTACCACTTGATTGAAAGTCTGCATTTGCAACACCAGAGTCAAAAAATCTAGTTGTTTCATCATCAAAATTTCCACTAGCACTATCAAATAATTCTGAAGAATCTAACTCAATCGCATTATCTGTGATAACAGTATTTGTTAAAGCACCAGCAAATAATGGGTGTTCTGATTGTGTTGCTACTGCATTAAAATTTAAAGCACTTGTGACATTTGAAATAATCGCAGTTGCATTAGAACTAAAGTTTCCAAGTTTATCTACTGCTTTTATCAGATAAGTCCCAGTTCTAGCTGGTACTGAAATAGATGTAGCTGGTCGTGATACTTTCTCAACTAATGCTACCGAGTTTTGCCAATCAGCAGTTCCATCTGTTGCCTCACTAAATCTTAAATTATAAAAAGCAAGATCAAGGTCGCTAATCTGTTCCCAACCTAAATGGGCTTCTTGACCTAGAATATTACAAGATAAACCAGTGACATCAGAGGGTGGTGCAATAGCACCTACAATAGTTCTTTGTGCAGATACATAAGTTGATGATACTCCTAATGTATTTACTGCTTTAACTCTTACATCATAAGTAGATTGGTCAATTACGTTTAAGACTCTGTGATTTAATCCTGACCCTTGTGCATAAATAATAAAATTAGAATCTGTACTTAATTTATATTCTACTTGGTAGAAATCTATAAAGGAATCAGGACTTGCACCAATAGCAACATCTAAAGCTACAATTACAGTACCATCGTTATATTCAATAAGTTGGTCAGATAATGTGACACTTGCTGGTGGTTGGATAGTAAATGGATTAGGTAAATTAGTAGATGGAATTGCAGTTGCTTGTGTCTTTGTTGCCCAAGTATAATGTGCATCTTGATGTTCTACTAAATCTAAACCTAATGTATAATCAGGGTTAAATTTAATTGCTAATACTCTAAATGGTTTAGCAGAAAATCCAATGCTAGAATGAGTAATATTTACAATATCTCCAATGGCTAAATCATATGCACTAAAAGAAACATTTATTGAAAGTCTTAATGAATCTCTTGTTCTTCTTAAAATAACTTCAGCCATTTCTTCTGCCTGATATGTGCTTGTTATAACTTTGCCAAATTCAAATCTACCCTCTAATAAAAATCCACCATCAGCAGTTTTCATAGTTGCATGACGATCTGCACTTGGTAATCCTGAATCATCTATTGGTGGAAACTGTACTTCGTCAACTTGAAAATTCCTATCTGGGTTTACATAAGATACAATTACTCTATTATATTTTTCATTTTTTGTTGGTGTTTGTAAATTATATCCACCAATAATATCGTCTTCAGTTATTGTAATTGATGCAGTTCCTGTTGTTTCTATAATTAAATTATATTTTCCTTGCGTGTATGGTAAATAACCTCTACACCCTTTTAATAATTCTCTAACATTTTCTAATAGTTTTTTTGATGTATCAATTACTGCATTTGTGTCAAAAATATTTATATCACTAGCACCTGAATATGGTGTTACTTGTGTTTCACAAACCTGTGAAGCATCATAGAAAGATTGTAGGTCTATTTCTGAAGTAGCAATACCTTTACCATATCTTTCATTTCTTAAATAATCTAATAAACAAAAAGCTGGATTAGTAGAAAATGATGCAGTTTGTTCTGATAAATTAGATGCTAATGTAACAACTTTTTTACCTTTTATTTTTGCTTGTACTTTAGGTATTCCAGAAAATACATCTTGATTCCATTTAAAACGAATTGCAAGATAAGCTAAACCAGACAATTTGTGGTTTGATCCCCAATTAGATAATGTTGATAATAGTGATGATGCTGATTGACCATCTGTTCCAAAAAAAGGTTGTATTCTAATTAAACTTTCACTATCTTTAAAAAAATTACTATCGCCACTTCCAACTTCTACCTCTGTACCATCTGATAGTGAAGATGCAAATGTAACTACTTTATCATCAACTCTTACTTCTTCTATTGAATTAATCTCTCCCTCTGCCATGACAAGTGCCATATATAAATAAGTGTTATCTGTTCCTGAAGTTTCTACAAAAACTCTTGTACCCCCAACTAATCTTTCTCCATATATTACAGGAATATTAGCATCATTACTTTGTTTGTTTAAAAGAACTCCTGTTTCAAAATCATCTGCTTCATTAACACCAAAGTCAGGTAAATCAGGAACTTTGGGTCTAAATAACCATGCAATAGCAATAGTTGCAATTATTTTTACAATAGGATTAACATTATTAAAAAAATTTAAAGCTGAACTTACAATACCACCTATATCAAAAAAAGATTTTATTTTTGTTTTTTTTATAGGTAATCCAGCACCACCATATTGTTTTAAAAGTTTTTCTTCTCGTTTATTAATATAAGCAAGAAATTCCCCTTTAGGTGCGTGTTTGTTAAGTATTTTTTTTGCTATTTTAATTAATATTTTTTCAAACCATTTAAACATTATTCTCTACCCCATTTAATATCTAAAACAGTTTGTGATGCAAAATCCATTCCTACATCTGTACTAAAAAATCTTTGTTGTGCTGTATTGTTTGTTTTACGACCATTCTTTTTTTCAAAGTCTGCCCAATGTGAAACAACTGATAAATTAACTACACTTGATTTTGTATTTTCGTTTATTGCAAAATTTTCTATATTTCCTTTATATAAAAGAAATGGGTCAGCTATTATAGCATTAGAAGAATCTAATAATCCTCTAAAAATAGTTACTTCATCATTAGTAACATTTTCATTAAGTACAGTAGAAATAAATGTTTGATCTGCACCTGATAATGATATTGTTAAACTTGATTTAGTTACATCTATTTCTTCAGTAAAATCAGACACCCCTATAATAAAATCTGATGAAGTATAAGTTACAGAACTACCAGAGATTGAAGAAGTTAATGGAAAAGAACAATCAGTAAAATTTACTGGTGTTGAAAATCCAATAGTAAGTAAATGAAATGGTCTAATTTCATTTGTTGCTAATGCGTTCTTTATCGCTGTTGTTAGACTTCTGCTCATATTCTTCGTAAGTTGTTTGTGTTACACTTTCTGAACCTTTTAACATAGTATATTCAAATTTGCTATTAGGTTTCTTATACTCTTTTAGATCATTAATATTACTATCTATTTCATTTTCATTGACAATAGCTTCGGCAATAAAATCGGCAGTTATCTTGTGAGTTATTTTATATTTTTTCACTATAAAGATTCTTCTACGTCAAACTCAAATTGATATAATAAAGCACCATCTTTATCTGCACCAGCTACACCAAATTCTTGAATATCATTTGTTAAATGTACTGTAAAAGCAACATTATCATAAGTTACTGCTGAATTATCTGCTAAAGCAGTAATTAAAGGTGGCTCAATAGTAATTGTTGAAGCATTACTAGAAGCCTGAACATCAGCAACAATCATATATATTTTATCATGGGAAGCAAATTTAATAAAATCTCCTGACTTAAAAGCATTTGGATTATCATTTGCATGACCATCTACTGCAATCGTTGTATCTCCTACTGCATGAACTCCATTAACTAAAATTGTTCCTGTTTCATTTCCTCTAGCATTTTTTATTTCTGGTGGTGTAATTGTAAAGTTTTCTTTGCCTGATCTTTGTTTAATAATAAATGCCATCAACTCTCCATAAACATCTGATCTTGTTCCTGTAATAATACGAACTGTAAATCCAAATCTTTGACCATCTATTTGTCTTGCAAGTTTCTTACCAGACACAGATTTAGATATAATTGTGTTTTGGATAGATTTAATACCCATTGTTTCAAACTTTGAAGATGATATTGGAAAAGCACCAGACATTAAATAAGACTCTCTTTCCCTCTTTCATTAACTGCGTTGTTAATTAATTGAGTTATAGTTCCTCTTGATCTTACTAATAAATCATCAAAACCAGAAGCATCTAAAGTATTAATATTAAAATTAACTGTTGTTTGTCCACCAGAAGTTCCTCTAGCTGATTGTGTAATTTGTCCTGTACTATTTGGTATAAATAATTCTGCACCTCTTTCTCCAACCACAACTGGTTGTCCTTTTGATACTGCGCCACCTTTTGCAAAACCAAATAAACTTTTTATAGAACCAAATATAGAGCCACCCATATCTGCACCACCACCTTTATTTAAAGATGCTCTTTGAGATGCAAATACTGTTTTTGCTTTTTCTATTGCTAATAAAACACTTTCTCTAGCAACAATTTCTATGATAGTTGCAAGTATTTCTGTTAATAATGTTTTTCCTAAATCTTTCATAGTTGTATTTAATTCTTTTCCTAATACTATTGATTCAGCCAAACCTTTAGAAAAACCTTTTATTCCTTTATCTAAAAATACACTAACTTGTTTTGCAATATCTTTTAAATCTTTTAATGGTTCTTTTATAGATGTTGAAACTTTATCAAAATTACTTTTTACTTCAACAAGACTTTTATTTGTTTTTTTAAGTTCTTCATTAATTAACATTATTTTGTCTTTATAGACTTCTGTTTTTTCATTTATTTGATCTGTTGTTTTACCTATCTCAATATTAACAAATGGTATTTTATTTAATAACGTAATTAAATTTTCATATTGATTACGCAAGAATGAAACTGCTTTAGCAACACCTCTAACTGCTGCTGCAAAACCTTGAACTGCTTTAGTTAATACAAAACCAATAGCATTAGCAATAGTTTCAAATTCTTTTGAATTTTCTTCTATAAATTTATTTAAACTACTAAACTCTTTTTTAAGTTCATCAAAAAACTGCGCACCAGCTACATTTTTTTTAAAATTAAATAATTTATCTCCAAGCATTGATAGAGTACCAGTAAATGTTGTAGATAATTCGTTTGTTGCATTTCCAAATTTACCACCTTTACCAAATACTTTTTCAAATGCTTTTATAGTTTCTTCTGCTGATATAGTTGCACCAGCTTTGAAACCAAGCATATTTCTTACACCTTTTTCTCTAAATACATCTGCCGCCGCTATACCACCAGCAAATGATCTTTGTATTTGTTCAGCAGTTTGTTGAAAGTCTAATCCTGTCACTGCCGCAACATTACCAGTAATTTCTAATATACTTGAAAGTCTATCTGCATCTCCAGCGACTACTGCTAGATTTCCTGATGCCGCTTGTATTTGTTCTAGTGAAAAAGGAACTTTAGCGGCAAAGTTTGCCATTACATCAAATGCCTTTGCACCCTCTGTTGTTGAGCCAAATAATTGTTTTAATCTTACATTTAAGTCTTCAATACTTCTTCCTGTTGAAACAAAAGATTTTATAACAAGACCAGCACCTATTGTTGCAAATGCACCTCTTAAAGAAAATACTGCACTTGTAAGTCCAGCTAATTTACCTCTAATACCATTAAAGGCTTGTCTAGTCTTATCTTGTGCTAATATGTTTATCTTTAAATTTTGTGCCATTATATTTTAAATTTCTTTGCTTCAGCTAGTTGTTGTTTGGTTTTATACTCATCTTGTTCTTTTTTCAAGTATGCTAACCAAAGATTATAATGTGCAACTGGCATATCAAGAACTTCTTGAATAGTGATGTGGAGTCTGTCTGCTACAACTAAAAGCGACCTTAAATCAGGGTCGCTATCTACTTTTTTTCGGCTTCCTCAAATGATGTATCTAAAAGTATTTTATTGGCTATTGTACCAATAATATTAGAATCAGCTTTCTTTCTTAATGCAAATTTATCTTCTGGGTTAAATGCTTTGATTAATTCTCCTTTATCATTCTTGACTTGGAGTTTCATTATAAGCAAATCAACAAGAACAGTTAAGTCTTGAAAGTTATTAGACTTTTTAAATATTGTGTTTTTTTCTTCAAGGGTCAATGGCTCTGAATAAAATATACTAGAATTACCATGCTCATCTTTCCACTCATCAACTTCAATAGTGATAGTTTTAAGAGTTTCGAAATGAGTCTTTACTCTATCAATAACTGACATAAATTAGGATTATACAGTTCCTATTGTTAATGCACCAGTTCCTTGAAAAGTAACAGTTCTAGAGATAATTGCGTCCATTGAGTTATTTACAGACATACCAGTTACAATTCCTGTTCCAGTAAAACTTCTGTCGCCACTTGCATTACCC